TCAGATAAACAAAATGCCCCGGTCGTCGTAGACTGAAGCGCCTGTATCGTTGCCACAGCGGATCGCCCTGTCAAGCCCCATGATGGTGGCGATTGCCCCGTCGATCTTCTCTGTGGATTTTTCCTTGTCCGCCTTGATGTTGCCTGCCGGGTCGGTGCGGATGTAGATGTTATCCATCATCCACCTCAGCACCGGGTGGCCGCCGTGGGCGATTTTCTCCTCCAGCACCAGCTTCATCAGTTCTTTGGTGGGCGGGGACATATCCTTAAAGCCCTGCCCAAAGGGGACTACTGTAAAGCCCATGCCCTCCAGGTTCTGCACCATCTGCACAGCGCCCCAGCGGTCAAAGGCGATTTCCCGGATATTGAACCTCTCGCCCAACTGTTCGATGAATTTCTCGATATAGCCGTAATGAACCACATTGCCCTCCGTGGTCATCAGAAGACCCTGCCGTTCCCACAAGTCATAGGGGACATGATCCCGCTTTACACGAAGGTCAAGGGTTTCCTCCGGTATCCAAAAGTAAGGCAGGATATAGTATTTGTCCTCCTCATCCAATGGTGGGAACACCAGCACAAAGGCTGTGATATCCGTGGTGGAGGACAGATCCAGACCGCCATAGCAGATGCGCCCCTCCAGATCGTCCTCGGAAACAGGAAACGCACAGCCGTCCCATTTCTCCATTGGCATCCAGCGCACCGACTGCTTGACCCACTGGTTGAGCCTTAGCTGCCGGAAGGCGTTCTCCTCGCCGGGATTCTGCTGGGCGGATTCACAGGCGGCCTGCACCTTGTCGATGCCAACCGTGATGCCAAGAGAGGGATTGGCTTTCTTCCACACCTCCGGGTCTGTCCAGTCCTCGTCCTCGGCAGCACCGTAAATGACGGAGTAGAAGGTGGGATCGACCTTCCTGCCTTCCGCAATGTCGATGGCTTTCTGATGCACCTCATAGCAGATGGAGTTGGTGTCGTTCCCGGCAGTAGTGATCAGGAAATACAGCGGCTGCATCCGGGCATCGCCAGAGCCCTGGAGCATAACGTCAAAGAGCTTTCGGTTGGGCTGGGTATGCAGCTCATCGAAAATCACGCCGTGGGTGTTGAAGCCGTGCTTGTTTGCCACGTCTGCCGACAGTACCTGATAGGATGAGTTGGTAGGCAGATAGGTGATCTTCTTCTGGGATTCCAGGATCTTTACGCGCTTGGAGAGCGCCGGGCAGAACCGTACCATATCCACCGCCACATCAAACACAATCTTTGCCTGGTTGCGGTCAGCGGCGCAGCCATACACCTCGGCACGTTCCTCGCCGTCCCCGCACAGGAGCAGGAGCGCCACAGCGGCGGCAAGCTCCGATTTGCCCTGTTTCTTCGGTATCTCGATGTACGCCGTATTGAACTGCCGATAGCCGTTGGGCTTCAGAACTCCAAACAGGTCTCGGATGATCTGCTCCTGCCAGTCGATCAGCTCAAAGGGCTTGCCTGCCCAGGTGCCCTTGGTATGGCTGAGAGACTCGATAAACATCACTGCAAAATCGGCAGCGTCCTTATCGTAGTGTGAGGTCTTCGCCATAAACCTGGTAGGCTTGTATTTCTTCAGTTTTCGCATGGACACCACCTCCCGGATGGCATAAAAAATAGCCGCATTGCTGCGACTTCCAAAAAGGTTCTGTACGAGAGAAAGAGCCGGCCGGCTCAATCTCAGGCTATTTGTTTGTGCTGTTGTTTACTGCTGCATCGCCCAGGCGATGGCGTGGCCGTCATCCTCAAACTCAACCCTGCTGGCTGCTCTCAGCCCAATCATCCCTTCGCAGGTGTGGTCATCGGTCAGAAACTCGTATGCCGCACCGAAGTAGCAGGGCTGGTTCTGTCCGTTGTAAAAATGTCCCGCCATCACTATCTTGTCCCCGAAGGTTAAAACCTTGCTCCATCTGCATTCCAGGTCTTCCGGGGTGGTGGGGTTCGGCAGTCTGTATCTTTTCGTTGCTTCGTTGATCGTCATGGTGTTGTTCCTCCGTTTTCTTCGTTTTCCTTTCGGTATGTACATATTCGCTCTAAAACCACATATTATCAAGTCAATTCTGAGCATAATCTGAACAAAGATCGGAGGAACAAATTGTGTATATCACTCCTGTGTGTGGCGGTGGATTGTCTCAATGATCTGCTCCTGCTCGGACGGCTCCACGCCGATGGACTGGAGCGCCTGCCGGGTACCGCAGTCCGGACAGATGAGCGTCTCGTTGTCCTCTCTGGAAAGCGCCGGGGCGCCGTGGTAGGTCCTGCCGCACAGCGGGCAGACCGCCGTCCTTGTGATGTTATACTTCATAGCCGCATACCTCCCTGCATTTATCGTAGGCATCAATGAGAATGTTCTTGTCGAAGTAAAAGGTGTCGTACCCTTCCAGGCAGGTCCTCATGTAGAGATTGCTCGGAATCCCAACCGGCCTGTCCTCATGCATGATGTAGGCAAAGGCCGCCACCGTCCTGCGCTTCCCCGTGCGGATGCCTTTGTACCGGAGCTTAATGTCCTTCTTGTAGTAGAAATTGGGGAATCCCTCATAGCGGTCGAGGGCAGCTTCATCGGTCGCCGTCACCTCCCAGATTACTACGGGAACCGTGCCGCCTTCGCGCTCCTCGATGGTCAGGTAGGAGCCGGTCTTGCTTCCCTTAAAAAACAGTTCCCAGCCTTTCAGGTTTGCCGTGCCGAGGATCGTGGCGTGTGGGCAGCGCATCCGCATCTGCCTGACATTCAGGTTGCTGCCGTAAGCGATGTAGTATCTTTTTTCTTTCATGGTATCCATCCTTTCCGAAGGGGTTACCCTTCTACCACCTTAAGACCGCCGAAGCGGTCAGGGGTAAGGTGGCAGGAGGCTAACTCCTGCGTGTCCTTCAAGCGGCGGCTCGGCCGTGCCGGAAGGCGGTGTCCCCGGTCAGGTTGCGGGTCAGGAAATCTCTGGCCGTTGCGAACTCCTCGCCGATGAAGCCCAGGCGGAGGAGCCAGGTGCGCATGGCGTATTTGGGGTTCTCGTTCTGCTGGGGCTTGGGGCTTGCCGTCCGCACATCCTTTGCCATCTGGGAAAGTGCAAGGCAAAGCTGGATGTAACTCTTAAGCTGTCCTGCATGGATGCCGCCTCGGCGCTCTACGGTCGGCTCATCGAATTGGAAGAGCCGGAACTCGACCGTGCCTTTAGTGAAGGTGGCGTGGAGGTTGAGCATATGGTAGCGGCTGTCATTGTAGTGGTGGCTCCTGCCGTAGCTTGCGCCGTTGCTGGTGTACCAGATGTCCGCAAGGTGTGCCATCGAGCGGGGCTTCTTGCGGTTGACCTGCTCCAAAAACCGTGGGTCTACCGTGCGGCAATAGCGGCTCATGCGGCCCCGGTCGAGTTTCAGTGCCTCAGCAATCAGGCTTTCGTGGCTCGCCATGATGTTGGCAAGGTTCCGAAGGCTCTGCGGCGTGTGTCCCTGCGCCCCGATGTGGATGTGGACCCCGCACCCTCTGGAGGCGTCGCTCTTGGCTCCAGCGTGTCTAAACTGTCTGCAAAGCTCCTGCAGGGTTTCAATGTCCCCGTAGGTCAGGATCGGAGTGACCAGTTCGCATTTCTGCTCATCCGGCCCTGCGATGGAAACGTCCTTCTGGAATTTCCACTCGCGCCCTTGTGCGTCCCAAGCCGACCAGGTGCTGTAGCCGTTGCGGCCTGCGGTGTTCTCGTACCTGTCGGTTCCGAAGAACTCTGCGGCAACCTTGGCTGCCTTCTGGCGGGTAATGCTGTTCATCTCAACCTCGATCCCGATGGTCTGGTTTTTCATCTCTGCGATCTGCCTTGCTGTTTTCTCGTTCATGGTGAATCCTCCGTTTTCGTTTGGTGTGTTTCCCTTTCGGTGTACACATATTCGCTCTAAAAGAGGATAATAGCAAGGCCATTTCCGATAATATACTACACAAAGATGACCGCAGGATATTGTGTAGTTTACAGTCTTTTGGCACCATCAGATGTGCCCTCGACCTTCCGGCACAGGTCTTCTCCGAATGCCACCGAGAGTCCGCAGCCGTTGTCCCAGGAAACCATGATGGAGCCGATATCGTCCACGCCAAGCACAGTGCCTTTCGTACCGACAGGCGGCGCCTGGGGATCGTCCATCCGCACCAGCTCCACACGGGTACCGGCTGGGTAGTCTCTGCGGATGCCCTCCACAATTTCCTTACTCGGAAACCGCATGGTCAGCACCTCCATTCTTGAAAGCTGAGGAGCCGGTCAGGTTCTTCAGCAGGATCTTGCGTTCGACTTTGTATTCGCTGCCGATGAAACCCAAGCGCAGGAGAAAGCAGCGGAAGGCGTACTTCTCATTATCCACCGCTTTCTCCGTGACCGTCACGCGCTTGGCGTTTTTGCTCATCTCGCAGAGTGCGGAAATGAAATGGGTGTAGGCCTTGACCGCATCGGCGTCCGGCAGCTCCGGGAACCAGGGAAATGCTACCCGGTCTTCTTGAATCTCAATTGGAAGTTTGCTAACACCGAGCGCCTTCTTAATCAGGCTACCCTTGGCATCCAGCAGCTTGGTGAGGTTGCCAACCGCCGCTTTGTCCAGCGGAATCTCCACTGTAAGCCCCACAGTTTCGCTCTGTGGCGCAGTGTCGGCGGCTTCGGATTCTTCCTCGGAGAGCTGTTCCTCGCCGTCCTGCGCCTCGCATTCAAAGCCTGCGGCGGTGATAGCTTCAAGTACCTGCTCGACCTCCTCGCTGTCGGCGCAGTCGTCAAACAGGAGCGTCCCGTCCTTGGTGACCGTGAAGTAGTCGATCTCATAATTGCAGGTGGGCATGAATTTGTATTCCACCCTGGCACCTGTGGCATCCGAAATGACCTTGACCAGTTCCTTGCGCTTTGCGCCTGTCACATTGTATCTGATTTCCATGTGCGAAAACCTCCTTTGTTTTTGGTAGTCACATATTCGCTCTGAACCCCTGAAATAGCAAGCGATTTCCGCACATTTTGCTTTAGAATAGCTGCCTGATCATTCGCCGGATAACTGTGCATAGTACACGATGCCGGAAAGCACAAAACAGACGTTGGGAAGCGCCACGCCGTTGCCCCACATCTTGTATTCCGCAGAATCGGAGTGAGGGTCTTTCAGCCACTTGATGATCTGATTGCGGCTCTTCGGCTTGGAGGAAGCTCCCATGACCCTCCGGTGTGTCTCAAACACCTCCGTCCAGAACTCGATCTCTTCCTCGGTCGGTTCGTCAGTCTCTAAATTGGAACACCACCAGTCCGGGAACCCTTGCAGTCTGGCACATTCGGTAGGCGTCAGTCTGCGAACGATGTAGTCAGGCTCCTTGGATACGGTAGGCGGATCTTTGAAATCTGTAGCGACCAACGTTTCCGTCACATCATCATCCGTAAAATTGGTGTGAAAGGAACTCTTGCTTGAATGATAGATAGGCTGTCCGACCGCTCCCGGTCCTTTGGACACCATCGTTGGCTCGATCTCTGTTTCCACCGTGATTCCGAACTTGGCATTCCGTCCCATGTTGTATGTGGCACGGTCGATTCCGTAGGCTACCGCATGACGGTCGGTAGCATCCAGCGTGAAGGACACATCCTCGTTGACACCGCTTCCCTGGGGACCGTTCTTGTCGGACCTTCCGATCATGGAGCCCTGTACAGCCACCACAGCCATGCCGCCCTGGTTGCAGGAGGGATTGCCGCCGCCCCTGTCCAGACAGCGGGAAGTATCCGCTTCATAAAAACCGCTGTGCGGATTGTCCGACTGCATGGCGTGGCTCTGCTTGGAGCAGATACCGTAGACCTTCGGCACAAATACCGTCTGGTCATTGTTGCAGCCGAGGGTAGCAGATTTGTTCTCCTGAATTAATGCACCCTTGCCGCCGCCCTCACAGCCGGAGCGAATCTTCAGCGTCTTTGGCGTTTCCACCACAAAGGGCTGGTTGTTCCCGCCCATGCCGTAGGTGGCGTTGACCGTGGGTGCTGTCTCCAATGGACCGGTGTATCTGGTGTCCTGACTATGGTTCTCATAGACCGCCGCAGGGACTGTTCCTGCTCGGAGGGTGGGAGAGGTCTCCTCCTCGTAACCGATGGAGCGGCTGTGTGCGGAATGCTCGGTGCAAAAGCCCGCCGATTCCATCACGCAGGGTGGATGATGAGCTTCTGCCCGGAGAGTGCAGGTGACGCCGTCCGTCACATCCATACGGTTTCCGCCCTGGTCGTTCAGGCAGACGCAGCCTGCCGCTCCAGAGCCTTTTTCAGAAGCTCTGGCAGCTCCTTGCCACGAACGGAAGCCCTGCGGAGTATACCCAGACACGCCTTCGGACTCAAATAGTATTTTTCCGGCACTCCCGCCTGCAAGATCTGCGATAAGGTAGATACGTTTTCTGCGCTGGGGAACTCCCCAGTACTGCGCATCAAATACCCGCCATGCGAGACTGAAATCGTCTGCCACGATCTCTCCGGCGGTCGGCCACCTCTCAGGTCGAGGAGTATGAATTTCGTATCCTTTGACCGAGCAGACCTCTTCGAGGACGGACTGGAAGTCCGCGCCCTTGTTGGAGCTGAACGCGCCGGGGACGTTCTCCCATATGATGTATCTTGGATATCTGCCATTGGTTTTGCACCTCATTTCCTTTACGATTCGGATGGCTTCATAGAAAAGACTGGAGCGGGAGCCGTCCAAGCCCTCCCGCCGACCTGCGATACTCATGTCCTGGCAGGGTGAGCCGAAGGTGATGATATCCACCGGCTCAATATCTGCGCCGTTCATTTTCGAGACATCGCCGTAATGCTTCATAAACGGCAGCCGCTTGGTGGTCACCCGGATAGGAAACGGCTCAATCTCCGAAGCCCATACAGGGGTAATGCCGGAGATCAAGCCGCCTAAAGGAAAACCGCCGGAGCCGTCAAACAGGCTGCCGAGGGTCAGTTTATTCTGTTCCATCCGCGACCTCCTCATAGCTGTATGTCTTACCGTCTCTCAGGACGCTTACGCCATCCGCAGAGCCGACCTGCTCGATGTAGCGGTTCACGATGACATCGCAGAACTTCTCGTCCAACTCAATGGTTCGGCAGATGCGGTCGGTCTGCTCACAGGCAATGAGCGTAGAACCGGAACCACCGAAGGGGTCCAGCACCACCGAATTTGCCATAGAACTGTTCTGGATCGGATAAGCCAGCAGCGGGATCGGCTTCATGGTGGGATGCTCGCCGTTCTTCTTGGGTTTGTCGAACTCCCAGATAGTGGTTTCCTTCCTGCCCGTGTACCATTGGTGCTTGCCGTTTTTCTTCCAGCCGTACAGCACAGGCTCATGCTGCCACTGGTAGGGAGAGCGGCCGAGGACAAGGGACTGCTTCTTCCAGATACAGCAGCCGGATAAATAAAATCCCGCATCGGCAAATGCCCTGCGGAAGTTTAAGCCCTCGGTGTCGGCGTGGAACACATAGATGGATGCGTCCGCCGCCATGACCGACTCCATATTCTGAAAAGCGGCAAGCAGAAACTCATAGAATTTCTCGCCTGCCATGTTGTCGTTTTTGATCTTGCCCGCCGAACCCTCATAGTTGACGTTGTAAGGCGGATCGGTGATCACCAGGTTTGCTTTGACGCCATCCATGAGCGTGGTGTATGTTTCAGCCTTCGTGGAGTCTCCGCATACCAGCCGGTGCCTGCCAAGCGTCCATACGTCACAGCTTTTACTGAACACCGGCTTTTGCAGCTCCGCATCCACATCGAAGTCATCCTCTTCGGCTTCGATGCCGTCATCAAACAGAGCCGCCAGCTCCTTTTCATCAAAGCCGGTGAGCAGGGGATCAAAGTCCATGCCCTGCAAAGACTCGATCTCTACTCGCAGAAGCTCCTCATCCCATCCGGCGTCCATCGCCATGCGGTTGTCGGCAATGATGTATGCTTTCTTCTGCGCCTCGGTAAGGTGGTCGGCAAACACACACGGAACTTCCTTGATGCCTTCCTCCTTTGCCGCCATTATTCTGCCGTGGCCTGCAATCACGCCATAGTCGCGGTCAATGATGACAGGGTTGATAAAGCCAAACTCCCGGAGGGACGAGCGCAGCTTCGTGATCTGCTCCGGGGAATGGGTGCGGGCATTGTTTACATAGGGCACCAGTTTTGCAATCGGCACAATCTGCATCTCGGTCGTTGTCTTCATCGCACCAGCCCCCATTCCGCAAATTTCTCAAAACCGCCAAGGCTTAGGATGTATCTTCTGGCCGTCTCCACGATTTCTCTATAGGGGATGCCATCCACCGTATCATCCCCGATGGCGCAGCACAGTTCCACGGGCTTTCCCGTTTCCTGCGCCTTCAGCCATGCGTAGATGTTCACACTCACATCCGCTTTGGAGAGGTCTTTGCCGTGAAGGCCGCCGCCCGTCACCGAATCGGCCATGTCGCTGCCCAGCTTGCGGTTGGTCGCCCCAGAGTCTACATCCGTGCCGCCTGTCCAGTCGCCCAAGGGATTGACCTCGGCGCCCGGATACCGTTTCCGCAGCTCTGCGGCAGGGGCATTGCTCTGGCAGAGGATGAGCCTTGCTTCGTCAATGATGTACTTCCCATCCGAGGGATAAGTGTGATATACACTTTTGGCGATCTCACAGAGTGCTTTCTGCTCCTCCGTGACCGGAACCCCTTTGAAGATGCCGTTGTCCCCGCAGCGGATTCCTTCCGCCTGGTTATTGGCAAGACATCCGTCCTGCGGCATTTCCAGATAGTCCGTGTGCAGATTTCCTGCGATGCGATGGACAATGGATTCCACTTCATCCTGTGGAATGCTCACTGATGTTTCCGCGATGATATGGCAGACGCCGTGGCCGATCAGGACTTCCACGGCGATCCTGGGATTTTCCTCTTTCCGGTACGCCGCATCCACCAGGGCGCCGGCAATGCGGTCCGCCACCTTGTCCGGGTGGCACGGATTTACTTTCTCAAACATAGCTTCACCCCTTCCTTGCGCGGAGCAGCCGCTCCATCAGATCATCCTGGGGAGATACCTCCCCGTAATCGGTGCTGCAGTTTTCCTTCACGATCTGGAAGATCTCGTTCCAGAGCCGCACCGCCTGGTTCATGTAGTTGATGCCGATATTAATAAACGGCGACGGAATCGGCTTCTGCGTGGTGGGATGCTTGGAGAGGAAACCCATGCGGTTGGTCATCTCCTCGCACTGAATCCAGCGGGCGCTGCACATGGCGTACCGCTCCAGAAGCTGAGGTGACACCTTCGCCGCGCAGCCCACCTTTTTTAACCACTCCCAGGTTTCCGTATAAATTTCCTCCGCCTGGAGCGTGCTTCCGTCACGCTGCTCGGCGGATAAAAACTCATGGGGCTTTGGCATATCGACACCCTCGACTTCGGGAATGTCCAGCACTTCCAGTTTCCTGCCGCCAGGATTGCCGTTCTCAGCTTTCTCTTTGACAGCGGATTTCTTCCTTCCCGCACCGGGTCTCGCGCCGCCGCGCCCGCCTGTGTTATTGGATTTTGTCGGCATTTTTCTCACCCCTTTCCTCGAAAAATAAGCAGCCGCAGCCGGCTGCCCTTAATTACCCTTTTGATTTCGCCTTTTTTGCACACGAGGCCCCAGGCCGCTGTCCGCTCATTCAGGTCCCGGAGATTTTGACCGCCCTACGGTCACCGGTCGCCAAGGTCATGGTGGATCTTGGTGTGGCAGGACTGGCACAGACTCATCAGGTTATCGTTCCGATGCGTCCCGCCCTGCGAGAGGGGAACGATGTGATGGACTTCCTCCACAGGAGTCAGCCGTCCTTCCTTCAGACACATCTCGCACAAAGGATGCGCCGCAGCATAGCGGTCGCGGATTCGTTTCCAAGCTCTGCCGTACTTCTTGTTGCTGTCGGCGGGACGTCCGTATCGGTTGTACTGTCTGCGGGCGGCAGCTTCATGCTCCTTGCAGTACTGCCCGTCCGTCAGCTTTGGACAGCCGGGATAGGAACACGGCCGTTTCGGTTTCCTAGGCACTTTGCCACCTCCTTGGGGCATAAGAAAAGCCCTCATAGGATCGCTCCCATGAAGGCCGTTCTGTATTCTACTTTGCTATTGTAATGATATCACAGGACGGGTGTGCCATACTGTGCCAAACCGTGCCAACTTTCAATCCGGGACAGGAAAATTCTGGAGAGCCGACCCGTGTATGCGGTGTACCGTGCGAAGCGACACGTTCAGCATCCGGGATATCTCCTCCCAGGAGCAGTTGTCCAGGTAACGGTAACGGAGTACCAGCTGCTCCTCACGGCTGGCAAGCCTGTCGATTGCCGCATTGATGGTTTCCTTGAGACACACCAGATACGCCACCTTTTCCGCCACATCCCTCTGGATGGCGTCGATTTTCTCAAGGCACCGGACAAAAGGGGCTTCTGTCGGCTTGTTTGGATTGTAGTGCGGTTCGAAATTACTGCCTGAGACGCTGCTCGATAAATCCCTCCAGTAGTCAATCTCACGCAGACGGCAGTTTATAAGGGCATCCAGGTGCCGCGCCTGGTTCAGATACTCTTTTGCGGTCATGCGTCCACCTCCTTCTGCAGGGAGCGGATCAGCATCTCGCCTTTCACATCTGTGAGTGCCGAATACCACTGCGAACGGAAGAACCGCTCAATTTCGGCTTTATCCGCTTGCGCCGCCCTATTACGGGAGTTGGCTTTCAGGCTTTTCAGCGCCATGCGGTAATCCTTCACAGCTTGCAGGATGATGGCGTTCGCAAGGTCCTCGTAAATCGTGATATTGCTCATATTCGCACCTCCGAAATTTTGATCCTCGGATTGGCACGGATTTTCTTAGATTGTCTCAGATTTTCAAGTCCGCTTTCACGGCATCGATCAGGGCCGTCTGGGTATGCTCCTTTTTGGAGAGGGCTTTCATGATGCGTTCGTCAATGGTGCCCTTTGTGACGATGTGTTGTACCACCACAGTTTCAGAAGTCTGCCCCTGCCGCCAGAGCCGCGCAATGGTCTGCTGATAAAGCTCCAGGCTCCAGGTCAGTCCGAACCACACGATGGCCGAACCGCCGCTCTGGAGATTCAGCCCATGCCCGGCGGAAGCGGGATGGATCAGCGCCACCGGCAACTCGCCATTGTTCCATCTGCGGATACTGGCGGCGTCATCCAGCTTTGAGAACGGGATATGCAGCTTTCGCAGCCTTTCCGAAATACGGGTCAGGTCATGCTTGAACCAGTAAGCCACCAGAAGCGGTTTGCCGTTGGCGGCTTCGATGATGTCCTCCAAAGCGTCAAGCTTGCGGTCGTGGATGCGGATGGTTTCGCCGCCGTCGTCATAGATTGCGCCGTTCGCCATCTGGGAGAGTTTCCCGGAGAGGGAGGCGGCGTTGGCGGCAGTGATCTCTGCGTCGCCCAGCGACAGCACCAGCTCCTGTTTCAAGTCCGTGTATTTTTTCTGTTCATCCTCGGAAAGCCGAACCGTGTATTCACTGCTGACCAGCTTTGGCATATGCAGGTGGTCGGCGGACTTCATAGAGATGGTGATGTCCGAAATCTGTCGGTAGATGGCGTCCTCTGCATAGGGCAGGGGTTTGTAGGAGTAGATGACCTGGCCGTTTCGCTTGTCCGGCGTGAAGTAATCGGTGCGGTACTTGGTGATGAACCGTCCAAGCCGCTGCCCCATGTCCAGGATGCGAAACTCCGCCCACAGATCCATCAGACCGTTGGACGCAGGAGTGCCGGTCAGTCCGACGATGCGGCTCACCTTTGGTCTGACCTTTAACAGTGACTTGAACCGCTTTGTCTGGTGATTCTTGAACGAGGATAGCTCATCGATCACCACCATATCGAAGTCAAAGGGAATGCCGCTCTCATCAATGAGCCACTGGACGTTTTCCCGGTTGATGATGTAGATGTCAGCGCGTCTCATCAATGCCGACCGGCGCTGGGCTTCCGTCCCGACAGCCACAGAGCAGATGAGATCCTGAAGGTGATCCCACTTATCCGCTTCAGCCGTCCATGTGTCCCGCGCCACTCTTAAGGGTGCGATGACCAGCACTTTATGGACCTCGAAGCTGTCAAACAGCAGGTCGGCTATGGCTGTCAGCGTGATGCTGGTTTTTCCCAGGCCGCAGTCTAAGAAGATAGCGGCTGCGGGGTGTGTCTCAATGTAATCCACCGCATATTTCTGATATTCATGAGGTTCGTATCTCATCCAGTATCCCTCCAATCTGCTCCGTATCGTCCAGCACATACACCGGAAATCCCAGCCGCCGCAAAAGCCTGTGGCGGGAAAGCTGCAGAGGTCGCGGCTTTTCTCCCAGAGCCTTGACTTCAACAAAGCCTATCCGTCCATTCGGCAGCAGCACCATGCGGTCCGGCATACCGTCAAAACCGGGAGATACGAGCTTGGGGCAGATGCCGCCGGCCTTTTTGACCATCTGCGTCAGTTTCTTTTCAATTTCTTTTTCTCGCATCTGACATATTCCTCCCAGCATTCCTTAAAGGTCTCAAGGCAGGCATCACAAGCGCCGCTTCTGACCAGATGATTATGGATGATGTCATGCCATCCCTTGAATTTGCAGGCACGATTCCTGGGGAAGTGTTCGGAATCCCTCGCCATATCTCTTGCGAGATCTCCTGCGGGAGAGTCACTCGTTTTGTAGTTTCTTATCATGTAATTGTAGAAGTTCATGTCATTACCTCCGTGTTCTTAAAAACCTGAAAATCCTTACGCGCGTGCATATGCGTGATTTACGGGTTCTGTACAGTCTTTTTTATACATTTTCAATTTGTATGCTTTTTTAGGAACACAGGAACGAAGCCTGTAAAGTTGCCTTGCGGCGGCACATTCGGTGTGTTCCTGGCGGCGTTCCCGGAGTCTCCCCTGGGAACACTGCCGGAAGTCGGGAACTGTTCCTTATTCGCTCCGTTCCCGAAAAATCAGTCAGGAACATCGCCGGGAACAAAAACGAACTGCGGTCCGTAGGGCTTGACGCGCTCCTTTTTCTCCTTGCGCACCCAGCCGAGCTTGGTGAGCATGGCTGTGAGGTTGTTGGATTCTGCGCGGCCAAGGCTGCCCTGGTCTTTGCCGAAAAGCTCACACCAGATCTCCATATTGCAGACCCGTGTTCTGGCGACCGTACCCACACGGCCAATATTGTTCACTCCGGCGAGGAAGGAGCGGCGGTCGAACAGATCCATGCCGTCCCAATCCTCCGGGAGCAGGGTCTCCAGATACTCGCGCACCAGCCCTTCACGCTCATCGGACTCCAGGGCTTCCCGCTGTTCGCTTTTCGCCAGCATCTCCAGGTCGGGAGCAAGATGCAGCTTTTCGCCGTCCTTTACAAGCACCAGCACCTCCGCCCAGATCTGGCAGATATCCTCGGTGGTAAGTTCCCAGGAGTGTTTTATGCCGCCGCCCGGCGTTTTGACCGGCCAGAACCGGCGGTTACCCGTGGTATCCCGCAGATAGCCGGACTCGGCATTGGTGGTGCCAAAGAAGATACACTGCCTTGGGTGCGGCGTTGCCCGTCTGCCGAATGCGGCGCGGTAAATATCGTTCTGGCGGGAAAGGAAAGAGCGCAGCGTCTCCACCTCGGCTTTGCGAAGCCCCGCCAGCTCACCGATCTCCAGAATCCAATAGCCCTGCAGCTTCTCGGCAGCGGTCTTGTCCTTGGTGTCGCTCAGGTTCAGACTGTCGGAGAACCACTCTCCGGCAAGGCGGGAGATGAGGGTAGACTTGCCGATGCCCTGGGGACCGTTTAAGACCAGCATGGTATCAAACTTCACACCCGGCTCCTGCACCCGGCGCACGGCGGCGCAGAGGGTCTTTCTGGTCACGGCACGGACGTAGGAATTATCCTCCGCACCCAGATAGTCGATGAGGAGCGTGTCCACACGGGGAACGCCATCCCATTCCGGCAGAGCCGCCAGATATTCGCGGATGGGATGGTAGGAGCGGTCGTCTGCCACCTTGGTCACGGCGATCTGATAGTTGCGCTGGGAGAATGTACCGTAATGGGAGTCCACATAGCTGATCAGCTGTGCGTCATCGGCGTCCCGCCAATACTTGGACGGGTGCTTCCAGGGTACCTCGCCCTTGATTTCCATGCCGTCCAGCTGCTGGTTGAACACGATATTCTGGAGCTGCGGGTCATTCTGGAGGATGAGCGTGATGTTGTGGAGGTTGTTCTTTAGCACCGTGGAGCGGGGTTCATACTGGAAACGCTTCTGCCAGTCGGTATCCTCGCTGCCGGAGAAATCCGTCTCGGCGTCCGCCATTCTTTCGCTTGCCGCCAGCAGCTTTACCTCATCCTGCTGCATGGCGAACTCGCACATCGCCTTATAGGACGCTTTTTCGTCCAGATCGCCAAAGCGGTGGGTGCGGACGATGTCAAAGGCGTTGCACAGCTTGAGGTAAGCCGGGTCTTTGGCGTGGTGGCTGTATACGAATTTATCTTCCTTAATCTCCACGCCCGCCATACTGGAGGATGCGATCAGGTGCCAGCGGTTCTCATTGTCGGTCGGCTCATAGACATCGGAGAGAAATGTCTCCAGCGCCTTGCTGATGGGATAATAAGTGCGGTTGAACAGACCCACCACGCCCTCTTTGGTCAGCGGGTCCTGCACCTTCTGCTGTGCGGTGGTATTCGCCTTGCTTTCCCTGGAAGATGTGGGCAGTCTTGTAGGGTCGGTCCATTCCGGGTGCTTTGTGAGAATCGCATCGGGGTCGAGCCAGCCGCCGTCTGTCTCCTTATACACAAAGGAGCCGTTGGCCGGAGTGGACGGCCAGTACATCAGCTGATTGGGCTGGTAGGAACATTCGTCGAAATAGTCGATGCCCAGCATCTGAGCCAGATAGCGGGACACCGCCACAAATTCCTCCGGGGTCACATCCCTGGTCAGCGGGAATACCAGCCGGACGCGGGGATTCTCCTCTGTGCTGCTGTGAGTGGTGTACAGCGCAGAGGCATAGGGGCAGAGGGACTCATAGCTATCCAGAAAAGCGGCGTCGATGCGGTCGCCGTCAAGCGCCACCATCGAGCGGCTTTCCACGGTATCGACCTTGCGTCTGCCGCCCTTCAGCACGCCCGCCACAAAGCCGCCGTGGTCTTTGGCGGCGTCACGCTGGGCGCGGCTCATCTTCGCATATTCCTCGGCGGACTCGGTGGTGCGGATGGTCACTTTGAGCCGCTCCTTTAGATTGTCAAATCGTATGGTCTTGTTGACCCATCTCTTTGCCTGCCGGTTGTTGCCGTAGGCGATGTTCAGTTCACGCATAGTCGGTTACCTCCTCGCACATAGTCGTAAAATATCTCAAACGGTAGTTCTTCCATTTGGCTCTGCGGATCTCCGCTTCCATGCCGGAAGAGATGTATTCTCCGAACACCCACACCTCGGAGCATTTACTCATGAGGGCGTTTCCGAAGAACAGTCCCAGCTGGCGCTCCTTTGGATTTTCGTCACTGAGAAACTGCGGAAACAGCAGATGCGGCGCAATGGGAATGTATCCGGCGTCCACGGCAAAGCGGCTGTACCTCCGGGCGTTCTCCACATTGGCGGCCACATCCCCGGCATAGGGTGAGCAGATATAGACGATGGGCCGGAAAGCGCGGAGGGCGCGTTCCTCCTTTTCTATATTGGTGAGGGCTTCATAGGTGGTGGGGTCGTAATAGCCCTCGCTGTTGAATTTATTGATGCTCATAGGCGTTACCTCGTTAATCTTTCTTGTAAAAATCAGTTTCGTAGCCATCTGCACGAAGCTGCAGTCCGTTTGCCCAGGGCGGAGTCCTGCCCATCTGGTCACAGACGGCCTGTAGTGACATCCGGCGGTCGGCTTCAATGACCACTTCGTCGTGGATATGCATGACGATGGAGCAGCAGCGAAGGGTCTTCATGGCGTAACAAAGGATATCTCGGGAGGTTGCCTGGACGATGTTTTCTACGAATTTTGGACCGTAGCTGTCAATGCGTTCCCATTTCTTCGTGCCGCCGACGCCTTCATAGGTGATACAGTCGCCGCCAAAACGGTTCTCTCCGATCTTTGGCTTCACATAGGCAAGGCTCCTGCCGGACGGCAGAGTGATAAACAGCATCCCGTTTCTGGCGGAGAATATGATGCCGTGTGTTTTCGTGGTGGTCTTACGGGTAACAGCGTCCATCACAGCGTGGTCAACCGCCCACCAGAACTGCACGATCTTCGGATTCGCCTGACGCCATGCGGAAACCAGAGCTGGAAGTTCATCCTCCTGAAGGCCCATCTCCAAAGCACCCATCGCTTTTAGCGCACCCACAGAGCCGCCGTAGCCGAGAGCCAGTTCGGCGATCTTGCCTTTTTGCCGCAGGTGGCCGTTGACGCCATGCTTCTCTACGGGTACGCCAAACATCTGGGACGCGCTGGCGCAGTAAATGTCCTTACCCTCGGTGAATACGTCCTGACGCCACTTCTCGCCGGCAAGCCACGCAATCACCCTGGCTTCAATCGCGGAGAAATCCGCCACAATGAACTTCCTGTTTTCCTGCGGTACGAAGGCTGTGCGAATCAGCTGGGAAAGGGTGTCCGGCACATCCTCATAGAGCATTTCCAGAGCGTCAAAGTCGCCGGCCCGGACAAGTCCTCTGGCTTCGGACAGATCGCCCAGGTGGTTCTGCGGGAGATTCTGCATCTGAATGATGCGGCCGGCCCACCGCCCGGTGCGGTTGGCTCCGTAAAATTGAAACATACCTCTTGCGCGGCCATCGGCGCAGACGGCAGTCTCCATTGCCTGGTATTTTTTAACACTGGATTTCGCAAGCTGCTGCCGCAGGAGTAGCACATTTTGCAATTCCGGCGGCGCAGTTTTCAAAAGCTCCGCTACAGCCTTTTTGCCAAGGGTATCGGTCTCCACGCCGTTATCCGCAAGCCACTGTTTCATCTGCTGTACAGAGTTGGGATTATCCAGCGAGGTCAGTTCTTTCATCGCCTGGGTCAGTTCCGAACGGGAGCGCCCATCCATCTGAATGGCCTGCCGCACCAGTTCCATATCCAGACCCACGCCGCGGTCGTTGATCTTCTGGTCGAGATGGTATTCCTCCCAGACGCTGTCCGGCACAGGATATTTGGAGAGCCGCGACTGAATGGACATCTCTGTCTCCACATCGCGGATGTTGTATCGCTTGAACGCCAGCCACTTATCCGGGGCGTGTTCCGGTAGATTGCGGGTGCGCTGACCATTGGACTTGGTTGGCGCACAGGGCTGGCAGAAATATTTAATGAGGTCTTTGCCCTCAGCCAGCTTTTGCTTTTCAAGTCCAAGGACGGCGCCGGCTCCCTCCAGGGATAAGGGCAGTCCCATATATGCTGCCCAGACCATTGAGCATTTCCAGGAGTCCGGCTCCAGATAGTCTCCGGTCGGATAGCCCAGATAGCGGGATAGGCAGATGCGTTCAAAATTGGCGTTGAAGGCCCACTTGCTCACAGTCTCATCCTCCAGTGCGGAAAGAATCTTCGAGGGGATCTTCTCACCGCAGGCAAGGTCTATCTGCTGTACGGGACCGCCGTCCACGCTGTAGGCAAAGAGCAGTATTTCAAAATCGGGAGACTCCACATAGCGGTACACACCCGTCTTTTGCAGGGGCTGGCTGCTGAAGGTCTCCAGGTCGATTGATAAGGTTTGCATTGCGTCACTTCCTTCCATACCCCAATAGGGCGGCAGATCGCTCCGCCGCCCTGGGGCTTGGTTGCTTATTTCTCCAGCAGCTTCATGCGGTTTTCGTGATACTCCGCGTCACGGGCCGCCTGTTCACGCTCACGCTTTTCGTGCTTGCGGTCATAGATGAAGGACTGGATGCTGCTGATCAGAATGACTGCGCTGATGCACAGCCAGATGGCGAGAACTGCAAAAAGCAGAATTGTCTGAATCATTGTCATGGCCGTTTACCTCCCTTGTCTTAACCGAGGAAATCCTCGTCGTCATCAGTTGCGAAGTCAGCTTCAGCACTGGCCTTGCCGCCCAGGGGTTCTCCGGGACGGATGAGCTGCAGATTATTCAGACCGCAGGCGATGCCCTTATTCCCGTTGCTGTTGAAAGCGTACAGGTTGATGGACGCCCTGCCGTACACACCGGAATACACCTCGGAGCGGGTCAGAACAGGATTGCGGTCTGCATCCACGATACCGGGAGCGGTGGCGGAGTTGGCGTTGATGAAGTAGGCGTTCGCATAGGCGGGATCGTCGGGCCTTTCAACATCGCCGTCTCTCAGCGGAGTCTTGATCGCGGAGAGAGGAGGCACGCTGCGGCCGTTGCCCTTCAGCTTGGCCTGCCCCTCCTGGTAGGCGGCTTCGATGGCGGCCTTGATTTTCGCCACTGTCTTAGTGTCGGACTTCGGGATGATCAGCGATACCGAGTACTTCGGCGTGCCGCCGTTGATAGACTTGGGTTCCCAGACGTTGGCGTAGGACCAGCGGGTGTCGGGACCGGTGATGACCTTCATAGGGTTGTTGACTCTGTTTGTGTTGTTAGACATATTACATTTCCTCCATAAAATCATTTTTTGCGGTATTCCATTCGGGCCGTTTATCGCTCGACCGCACGAGTGTCGGCCTGCCTTGCGGCTTTTCAATATAAGGTGTGAGAAGCTCCTCAAATCGGGATTTGCCCAGCAGCTTCTGCATGGCAGTAACACCGAGGAGCTTCTTTTCATAAGGGTCGAAACCTGCGCCCTCTACGGCTGCGGCTACAGCGGTTTCACTGGTGTATTTGCGGTTGGAGCGGCCTTCCACCAATTTCCAGCCGGGGAACTCCGTGCCGCTGACTGCCTGCTGGAGAGCGTATTCCTTCACATCCGCAGCCCAGGCGGTAAGAGCGTCCACTTTGTCCAGAATGTCTGCAATCTCCTCATCGCTCAGGAGAGGCGGCTCCTCAAAGTCGTACCGGGCAAGTGCGAGATTCGCTTCGGCTCGTCCCCGGCATTCGGCTCTTGCCTTGCAGAACCGGCACCATTCGCCGCAGTGAAAATCGCCGCCGCCCTCGTATGCCAGCTTTGCCTTATAGGTCAGGTCGTTCTGCGCCCATTCAAGCAGACCGTCCTTTTCCATGACGCAGACGCTGATATTGGATTTCCTGGGCTGGTAGATGGTCATGCGGACGGAATCGATGTCGTAGATGCCGTCAAAGATCTCCAGAGCGCCGAGGGCATACAGCATCATCTGCGGATTATCCACGGCGCTGACCTCCACGCCTTTGCCGTGCTTATAGTCCACGATGTTCAGCTCACCGTCAGCGATGACGATGCAGTCGGCGGTGCCGAAGCCGTCCTGCACCCAGCGTGAGAAATCCACTCGCTGCTCGATCAGGATGACCGGGTCGGCGCAGGTCTGTTTTGCGGTCTCCAGAAGCTCCGATACATAGGCGGCATATCCGGCGGCGCAGTCCTCCATTTCCTCGTTGTACCAGGTGAGGTTCTCGATGGGATCGTCCGCAGGAATCCCCAGAGCCTGTTTCAGCCGGAACTCACAGAGCGCATGGGCGTCCGTCCCCTCGGCGGCGTAATCGCTGCCCTTGTCCTCGTAGGCTTCGCAGAGCCTTGCAGAGGGCGGACAGTTGAGCCACCGTTCGGAAGAAGAAGCGGATAAGACTGCGTGTTTAACTGCCATTGGTCAGCACCTCCGCTTCGGCGAGCAATGCCTTATATTGCGCGGGGTCGATCTGTGACAGCTTGGATGCGCCGTGCTTTTGAAGCAGGGCGCGGATCTCGGCGGTGTGTCCCTGGCGGGATTTGTCAGCAAGCACGGCTCTGACCTGCTCCAGCGTCAGTTCCGGTTCAGGAAGAGAAGCAGGAGCATCCTCTGCCTGCGGCTCTCCGCTGAACATCTTCGTCAGCCAGTCAGCGGCATCCGAAATAGCAGCGGCAGCACTGCGGAGTTCTTCGATGGTCTGCGCCATATCGCTCATTCTGCTCATGTGATTTTCCTCCTTCCCTGGATTTGCTCTGCTGGCGTGCGATGGTCAGGTTGCTCGCCAGTCTCTTCGATACCACGCTGATTGCGGTCAGGACATCAACAATATCCTCGTCGGTACGGGCGTCATAATGGTTTACGTTATAACTCATATCGGCGTTCCCTCCTTTCCCAAGGCGTCTTGTGTTGCCTTTCACAGATCCATCTGGACAGGAAAGGAGGGGCTGGCCGAAAGATTTTAGAATTTTTCCTTGAGCCGCTTCAGCAGCTGGTTGCGTTTATACACAAATGTGTTTCGGGGCATCTGCAGCCGCTCTGCGCCGGCGCGTTCGGAAAGCCCGTCCGCAATAGCCATGAGGATCTCGTAGCTTTCCGGGTCGGATGACTGAAGCTCTGTGAGCAGGCCGTTCAGGATCAGGGAGTCGATATCGATCTCCGTGGTAAGCCTGCTGTCCGCAAGAAAGCTGGTGCGGGAGACGCCGTTTTCGTAAGCGTTCTCCATTTCAGTGTCGATGGAGAGATGCTGGGGAGCGTCCTTCGGGATACAGCGGAACTCGCAGGTGTCGCAAATACCGTCGCACTTGTAGCTCTTTTTGTACGGGATGCAGCAGGCTCCGGCTCTCTGCTTTGCCTTGCGGGTAGTCCCTACGAACCGCTCCCAATCACGCTTCTGTTCTGGGGTGACCTCGATCCACTGCTTGAGTGGACGGTAGTAGATGGTTGATGCGTTCTGATTTTCATTGATTTTCATAAAAAGTCCTCCGTTTGTCGATTTCTCGAAACGGAGGATTCTGGTGCTGCCACAAAAGGGTGTAAAAACCTAACCGCAGTCCTGACGGAATTCTCCGTTTCGGATTGCAGCTAACCCGCTCAAAAGGCAGCTGTGATATTTAGTTGTCTGCCGGATATCGTTGAGCCATCAGCGATCAGGTGATGCGGCATCAGACAGTGTGAAAGGACAGTTTTGCAATTGCGACTAAAAATCTGCGAACGCAAATAAAAAATTAGTGAAAGGGGTAGAAAAATTCATAAATGTGTGTTAAACTATAATTTGGATTTATGTCTGCCGAAGTGCTTGTCCTTTCATAGAAGCCGTGTCCTTATCAGCTTCTGCCACAATTATATAAAATCGGGTTAATAGGAATGGATAGCATTTGATAGGCATTGACAGGCTTCGATAGGGAGATGAAATAACGTGGAATTTAAAGACTTTGTACAGATACTGCATCCGATAATAGGCGGCTCCAGCACACAAGGGGCTTTTGTGAAGACGCTTTTTGATGTGATTGCTACGGAAGAGGGTCAAAGTGCTTTGGAAGAGCAGTCTACTGTCACATATCGGTCGTATTTTAATGGCAGTACCGGTATCTCCAGAATCGCACAGAAAATCAATCCCTACATTGAAACCGAGAACTTTGTTAAATACATCGAGCAGTTCTCTGATGAAACCATATCAAGCCTTTGTGACAGTTTTCGACAATATCTGCCAGAGATTGATGCTTTCAATGCAGGCATACAGTTAGCAGAATTATTCCGCAGCATTCTCAAAGAAGCCGCATCAACAAAAAGAAAAAGCGCTCCGAAGAGCGCAGACGAAATTAAAGAACCCAAACATATAGAGGCGGAGGTCGCGGATGACGAAGTGCCATCAGGTGCCGCCAAGGAAGACAAAAAAATAACCGTTATTCAGCATCAGACTAATGTTGTCCAAAATGGTGAAAACAACTTTAATCTAACAAATAACGGCACAATGAATTTTAACTTTTAAGGCGGTTAAGTATGAGCAACGATCTTTCTATAAACCAGAATAATTTTCCAACTGCTCCTTCTATGCAGCAAACTGGAACAAACAATTTCAATGTTACAAACCAGGAAGGCGGTACAGTAAATTTCAACATTACCTATCAGCAGAGAACTGCCAGCAACAGTGCTGAGATGATGATGGCAATCCAGTCTTTTAGCAAGGAATACTACCAGCTTATCGTTACCTGCGAGGATGATGTTTTCGCAAACAACGTAGTTACAATTCCGGCAAGCCGGGCATTGACGAAACACAATGTTCCAGCAGAGATCTTTGAAAGATGTTCCACACTTACAAAGGATGGTATTGAAGAATTGAAGCGATTTCCGGCAATTATCTGCCGTGAGAATACAGAATTTAAAGGAGTTACAGATCCTAACCAGTGGGCAATGTTTGCTTACATCAAAGTGGTGCGCGTATCTGGGCAGAATATAAAAATCGCATTCAACCCCATTGTGCCTATCCAACAGCAAAAGCTGTGTGATAAACGCAATGCTGTATTCTTTGATTTAAATATGGATTGTGCAATTACTGATCTCAACCATAGTGCGTGGTCAGTACATAAAGCAAATATATTTGAGGCTTTTGATGAAGCTGGGATTCCAGGGATACCAAGGCCAATATAAGGAGGTGTCATTATGCCTGACAAAATCAAATCAGAAATTGTCCGCATCGATTTGGCTGATGCAAGCTATAAGGACACCCATGCTTATATTGAACCCACCTATGTTAATTTCTTTTTTGGAAATAACGGTGCTGGAAAATCGACAATAGCAAAAGCTATCAAAAGCGGTTCCGGTGTGACATACGCTCCAGGAAGATCTGCAACTGATTATTTGCCGTTGGTTTACGACCAGGATTTCATCGACGAGAACTTCCGCAGCTATCGCAATATGAAAGGCGTGTTCACTCTAAATGCGAAGAACGCAGAGATTCAGAGGCAGATTGATGAAGCAACAGAAGAACGCACTCGTGTCAACAAACTGTTAACCGAAGCAAGTGACAAGCGTGGAAAGACTGCGGCAGGAAAGGATAAGCTGCACCGTGATTTTTTGAAGGCGTGCTGGGATAATGGTAAGACCATTCGCGATGAATTTTCTGCAACAATGATCGGAAAGGGAAAATCAGATCCGTTTGTCCGAGAGATTTTGAAGCACACACCCGCAGATATGGATATTGAAGAATTACGCAGGCTCTATGCATCCGCCTATTCTAAAACAGCAAAGCACTACCAGAGGTTTACAACCATTGTCGACTCTGACGCTTTAGATGCTCTTGACGGCAGCGATATCCTCGGCAAGTCAATTGTGAACAGCGCTGATACGGAACTTGCCGGTTTTCTGCGTGATATTGGTGCCACAGAATGGATGCGGCAGGGTCATGATGCGTATTCTCATGATGCCAAAGGAAGATGCCCTTATTGCGGTGGTGACCTTCCCGCAGATTTTGAACAGACTTTTCTTGATAGTTTCGACAACAGATATCAAGACAATCTGCGTCTCTTAGGAGAATTCTTGGTACGATACAAAAAAGCAGCGAATGATTTGTTTATCCCTTTGCAGACAACACCGAGCGAACTGTATCCGCAGATTGATCTCAAACCGTACACTGATAAACTGACGGTCTTAAAAGCTGTCATCCAGGAGAATATTGAGACGATAAGAACCAAAATCGAAAATCCGGCCTCTACAGTGACCATTACAGAGGTTCGTCCTATTCTGGATGAACTGTCTAATATAATTAACAGCTTCAATGCACTGATTGATGAAAATAATGCTGTTGTTGCCGCCGGTCCAACGAAAAGAATCGAATGTACTAATGCCGTGTTTAGCTTGTTAGCTTTCAGGCTCAAGGATATAATTGCCGCTTATAGAAAGAGTGATTCTGATATTCAGACAGAACTCGATGCTCTTGATGCGGAAATCGATGCACACAACAAAGCCATTGAAGCAATCAAAACGCAGCTTAAAACACTTCGAGGCAAGACTGTGGAAACTGAAACGGCGAAAGACAGCATCAATCAAATGCTGCGTGATTCGGGAATGCAAGGCTTCAGCTTGCAGCCGAAGCGTGGTGTTGACCATGTGTATGAGGTGCGCCGTCCAGACGGTTCAATCGCTGACAATTTAAGTGAGGGCGAAAGAAACTTTATTGCGTTTCTCTATTTTTACCACCTGGTTTATGGTAGTGATTCGGCCGACGGAGAAACTCGAGAAAAGATTGTTGTAATTGATGATCCCGTATCCAGCATGGACAGCGGTTCGCTGTTTATTGTGAGTACGCTCGTTCGTCAGATGATCGAGGTTTGTCGTAACAACGCTGACAATCGAAACAGGACTGCTGATGGAAATTTCGTAAAACAGATTTTTATTCTAACCCATAATGCGTACTTCCATCGGGAGATTACTTACAGCTATGTTTCAAAATACGAGTACGCGTCGTTCTATCTAATCAGAAAAATAAACTCAAAATCGACCATTAAGATGTGCGACGAAGTCAATCCCAGCGTTCCGACAGAACGAATAAACGTGAATCCGGTAAAGAATTCTTATGCAGCTCTGTGGGATGAATATAGAGAAGTGAAATCTGCAGTACCTCTGATGAATGTCATCCGACGGATTTTAGAATATTATTTTCTGCAGCTCTGTGGATATGAAGGAGCAACCCTTCGTCATGTTATTCTCGTGCAAGGAAAAGCAGAAGGTCGTTTCAAAGACGCTGATGGCAATGATGATGAAGAGAAGTTCCAGTTAGCGTCAGCGATGCTTGCCTACATTAACGCAAATTCTATTGGGATGAATGATGGCATGGATTTTGTAGATGAGTCACTGGATGCTGAGGAATGCAGACAAGTATTTGAAATGATATTTGATGCAATGAACCAAAAACAGCATTATGATATGATGCTTAGAAATCGATAAGGAGGACCCCAAAAATGCGTATCAGCTATAACAAACTTTGGAAAATGCTGATTGACAAGAACATGAAAAAAAGCGACCTGAAAGAGAGAGCCGGCATTAGTTCCGCTTCTATAGCCAAACTTGGCAAGGGTGATAATATCACAACGGATGTCCTTCTTCGTATTTGTGAGGCGATGGATTGTCATCTTGATGATATTATGGAAACTGTAGATGATTGACAGACTTGCCTATTCTGAGAAAGGATGCAGATACAATGAAACTGTTATACTCTAATATTTTGCCGTTGGGCATAGGGGCAGAGCAATCCACCATTACAGACTGCTTCAATGAGCAGATATCGGATTGTGATGGCGTGGATATTGCAGTCGGCTATGTTTCCAAGGCGGCTCTTGAAGAACTGGATACTCTCATTTTCAAGCATAGCATTGGATACGTCAATCTTGTTATGGGAATGTACTATGTTGACGGAATGCCGGAAGGCACTTACAGAACAGCCGTAGCCCTCAATGAAAAGTGGAGAGATAAGGGCGTTGGAGAAATCCGAATGGTTAGGGCTTTCAAATATCATGGTAAGCTCTATGTGTTTCATAAAAATGGAGACGTAAAGTCTGCAATTATTGGCTCTGCCAATCTGGGTGTTATCAAACTTGAAGCAAATAATCTCAGGCAGTATGAAGTATCCGGCTTGACTACGGAGCTTTCGGAGTGTAGAGAAATCCTGGATCTTGTTCGGAAACTTCAGAACAATAGGTGCTCTGCGAACATTGCAGATATTACAGATATGCCTATTATTCGTGAGGTTAACACCTCTCTAACCGGCGTTGATACCGTGGATCAGGTGCCACAGGCTGAAGTAGCGATCTATGCCCGTCATAAGACAGATATTTCATTTGTACTGCCTATTAAGGTTCCGGCATTTGCTGAGCGTCACATGGATGACGGGAAGCATTTCACAAAATCTAATTTGAATGTGAGCTATGCGGCTCCGAGAAGTGCAAGGAAATCGCGTGACTGGTATGAAACACAGCTTACCGTTAATAAAAGCATCACACTGCTTCCCGGATATCCAGAGAAGAATGTGACTTTCTACGTCATCACTGATGATGGGTATACATTTAAAGCCCATACTACGAGTGATGGCAATAAGCAGTTTAGTGCTGTGGGTGACGAACTCATTCTTGGCAGATGGATTAAGGGTCGTCTGGCTGCTGCCGGTCTGGTCACCCCTGTGAACGACACACAGCTTGATCGTGACCGGCTCGGTATGATTACAAAGGAAATGCTGGCAGCTTATGGATGCGACACGCTTGTGCTGACCAAAACAGATCAGAAGATGGAGGATGAGGATGGAAACCTTCTTGACGTATGGTTTCTATCCTTTGAAGCAACCCATGCAGAGGAGGTTGATGAATAG